AGACAAGGAATAACACATGGTATTCACTGACGGAACTGCAACCACACAGACCGATCAGAACGCAGAGCAGACACAAGTTGAGGACACACCACAGGAATCATACTTGAAGAAGCTTGTAGAGGCAAAGGGAGAGAACTGGGGAGACCCTGAGGTACTAGCTAAAGGCAAACTCGAAGCCGATGGTTACATCCGCACTCTTGAGGAACAGATGGCGCAAATGCGTGAGGACCTCAAGAAACAGGATTACTCTGCTCAACTTCTTGAACAGCTGAAGGGAAAGGCCGCAGACCCCACCACTGCGAAACCTGAAGCGCCCAACAATAACAATATTGGTGGCACTACAGATGGGAACACCAACCCAACTCTGAGTGAGGAAGACCTGAAGAGCCTCGTTGAAAGGACACTTAGTGAACGTGAGCAAGGAACACTGGTAAAGCAGAACCTCACACACGTTGACACAGAGCTTGACAAAGCTTTCGGTGCAGAAGCTGAGAACGTTGTCAAGAAGAAAGCTGAAGAGCTTGGTTTGTCAATGGACCGCATGAAAGAAATTGCAGCCGAGTCACCAAACGCTTTCCTTACTCTGGTAGGTGAAAAACCACAAACACCCTTTAATCCTATGGTGCAAGGGTCGGTTCGAACCGAAGGTGTCAATATGCAAGTCTCGACAGATCGCAACTGGGCTTACTACCAGAAGCTACGTCGAGAGAACAGACACGAGTACTACTCACCTAAAGTCCAACAACAGCTTATCCAAGATAAGATGCGGATGGGTGATAAGTTTGGTAACTAAAATCTCTCAAATCTTAAAAGAAAAGGACTAGCACAATGGCTGGTATGATTTCGTCCAACACGGACATGCAACGTCTCATTCGTTCAGAGGTTTACTCCTCAGAGCTTAAGGACATCCTTCGTGATGAAATGCAAGCACAACGTTACGTACGTATGCTTGACGGTTTCCCAGATGGTGACACATTCACGATCCCAACAATCGGTGCAACAACTGTAGCTGACTACGTAGAAGACGACACAGTTGCGTACACACCTATGGACACAGCTGAGTTCTCCTTCACGGTTGACAAGTACCTCCAGTCAGGTACTTACATCACCAAGAAAGCTGCACAAGACTCGTTCTACAGCGCACAGCTCGAAGCTCGCTTCGTACCTGAGCAAGAACGTGCAATCCTTGAGCACTTCGAAGCGACAACTTTTGCTTCACCTGAAGTCGGTGTCACAGCTAACTCAGCTGAAACTCTCGACGGTGTTGCTCACCGTTTGTCAGGTGGTAACGCTGGTCGTATCGAACTGCAAGACTTTGCATTCGCTCGTTACGCCCTCAAGAAGTCAAACGTTCCTGACCGTGGCCTCGTAGCTATCGTTGACCCATCAGTAGAATACCAACTGAACACACTGACAAACCTTGTCAACGTGTCAAACAACCCAATGTGGGAAGGTATTGTACGTGACGGTATCGCAACTGGTATGCGCTTCGTAGCTAACGTATACGGCTTCGACGTATATACTTCTAACTACCTCAAAGCTGACGTTGCTGATGCAGCTCTGCTTGAAAAAGACGGTACAACAGGCAACGACTTCTCGTCCAACGCTGGTGTTGCTAACCTCTTCTTCTCAGCTGACGCAACAGCTAACCCATTCGTGGGTGCATGGCGTCAAATGCCTGAGGTTGACTACGAGTACAACAAAGACAAACAGCGTCACGAGTATGTTACTACTGCTCGCTACGGTGTTAAGAAGTACCGTCCAGAAGGTATTGTCACAGTCGTGTCAAACCCTGACGTATAAGCTAAAGGTTGGGGGCTTCGGCCCCCTTCCACTTTTCTCTTGACAGAACCTGCTGGTGTGTGTATAATAAATTAACCTTGGCAGGGACCCTAGTATACATATACCCTTAGGAGCTACTCATGGCTAACGTAAACCATTCCACACTAACAGACCCATACCTACACGAACCTAAGGGTGTTGCTTCTGCAAGTGCTGGTTCTATCTACGTAGCTAACGGTAGTGGTAGTGGCTCATGGAACCATGCACACCATTACATTGGTGCTTATGTAGATTTTGATGCTACTACACCAGCTTACCAACATAGTGTTACAACTACACTGTCTCCTCTAGACCCTACTTTCACTGTAGCAGAGAACAGTGGTTTTACTGGTGTCTCGTCCCCTAACGCTAGACTACAGTATACAGACGTAGAAGATATTGTAGCTACAATTAACTTTGCTATGTCCCTTAAGAATAGCTCAGGTTCAGACAAGCAAGTAGAGTTTGTGTTATACAAAAACGGTGTAGTCTTAGGTGGAGCACATAACATCCAAACAGCTGTGTCGGGATCATGGAACAACTGCACATTGGTTGGTCAGACTACACTCTCTCAGAATGACTACATTGAGATTTGGGTCAAGGCTGACGCAAGTTTTACTCTTGACATTTCATCTGCATACCTAACAATCGCAGGGAACTTTAAGCCATGAAGAAGACCCTCCTAGAGATCGTACAGTCCATCCTAAGTGACCTAGACTCAGAGGGTGTCAACTCCATTGAGGACACTGTAGAAGCCCTACAGGTTGCCTCAGTTGTCGAGGATACCTTCTATAACATTGTCACCACACGTGACATCCCTGAGCACTACCGTCTGATTAAACTTACATCACTGTCAGATAGCTCACGACCCACACACTTTACATACCCATCTAACGTTCGTCGTATTGACAGCCTTAAGTACAAGACAGCTGAAGGTTACTCAGATATTACTTTTGTTGACCCACTGACATTCCTTTCACGTACAGGATCAGAGGTTAACAACACAGTAGAGGTTACTGACGTACACGCAGGCACATCCCTTTACATCCGTAATGATCGTATGCCAAGCTACTACACAAGCTTCGATGATGAGACAATCGTTATGAACGCATACGATGCCTCCGTTGAGGTAATCCTTCAAGCAGCTAAGACACAAGCCTTTGGTGTCATTCACCCTGTGTTTGTCAAAGAGGATACACACGTACCCGACATGGATGACGTAATGTTTCCCTTCCTTATTGCTGAAGCTAAGTCAACATGCTTCTCCTTGTTCAAGGGTGGTGTTGATCCAAAGATTGATCAGGCTGCACGTAGGCATAAGTCTTACGTACAGAACGACATGTATAAGACTAAACGAGAAAACAAACGTCCAACCTACGGGAGACGCTAATGGTAGACTTTAACTACGACACCGAGAACCAAAGGTGTGAGTGTAAGTCAGAGAAGAACATAAGCACACTCTACATCGAAAAGGAACGAGGTGGTTACCGCTTCTTTGTCATTCGTCAAGAGCTAGGCTTAGTACCAAAAGAACTCAGCGGCAAGTACTCGTCAATCCTTAAAGCCCAAGAGGCTGTCACCAAGTACTTCCGAAACAAAAAACCCACAGACGCTGCTCGAAGAAAAGAGTTTGGGGATAACTACGAGAAACGTAAGAAGGCTAAAGATGGCGCAAAGACTAAACCAAAAGGTAGTAAACACGTTCATCAAGGGTCTGGTAACTGAGGCTGGTGAGCTTACGTTTCCTGAGGATGCATCCATTGACGAACTGAACTGCTTGCTCGAAAGAGACGGTTCTCGTCGCCGTAGACTATCTGTTAAGGTGGAGGAGAGTAATGTCTTGTCCACCTTTGCTGTATCTGAAACAGATGTTTTCACTACGGGTACTTGGGAGAATGCGTCAGGCCAAGCAGGTCTTGACTTCATTGTTGTCCAAACGGGTAGTAAGCTTTACTTCTACAACACAGCATCTGAACCCTACTCAGCTAACCAGAAAAGCTTCAGCATTGATCTGACAACCTTTGAACATGCAGGTAGTGCAGGCGCAGGTAATGCTAAGGTACAGACTACATCTATCGTAGGAGCGCTTGTGGTGGCCTCTGAGGCTATCAACTCGTTCTTCGTTGAGTATGACCCTACGACTGACACAATTAGCACCTCAGAGATCACCCCACGTGTTCGTGACTTTGAGTGGCAGGGTGACACAACGACTTACTCAGAGGAGGTTGCAACACCTTCTGTTGGTCGTACATACGACACAAAAAATGCTGGTTGGTCAGGAGACACTGGTGATGCTGCCCTGACAGCATACGAGACAGCCAACACAGCATACCCTGCTCTTACACACCCTTGGTACTCAGGTAAGGATGCTGATGGCAACTTCAGTGAGTCTGAGTGGAAGAAGGTATTCAGTGGCACATCACTGACAGGTAACGGACACTTCATCCTTGACTTCTTCAATAAGGTTCGTTCAGGCTTGCCTACGGAGACAGAGGCTTCACGTTTTAAAACTGTTGCAGCTTTCTCAGGTCGTGTGTTTTATGCAGGCTTGACTTCAGCTAAGAATGGTGGTAAGATACTGTTCTCCAAACA